ATCTTTGGAGACTTTGACTTCGCTATGCTTGGAGATATCCACCGAACGCAATATTTAGATAAAGCAAAGCGAGTGTGGTACTCTGGTTCAACCGTACAGCAGAACTTTGGTGAGAGCGAACTCAAAGGATATCTCATATGGAATATCCACTCGAAAGATAAGCACAATGTCGAAAAGAGATTGTTCAGGTCCCCACGACCATTCATCACTATCGAACTCAACAAGGATGGAACTTTACCCAAGAGAGATGTACCTCGAGGATCTAGGTTGCGGTTAGTCTCTAGATATAACTTGCCTGTTGCGAAGCTCAAGAGAGCCTGTGACTATGCTCAAGTTAAGTGGAGCCCCTATACTGTTAGTTTTGTAAACAAAGCCGCTCACGGTGCTCTCAGCGCCTCTGGTATCAATACTACGGGTAAATCCATAAACATGCGAGATGAGAAGAACCAAGAAAAGTTCCTCTTGCAATTCCTCGAGAACAAAGAAATAGAGAAGCAAGTCAAAGACAGAGTTTTAGAATTGTCTCGAGATTATCTCAAGAAGGTATCTAACGGAAACGAAGTATCTCGTAACGTTTTGTGGGATATTCGTAAAATGACTTGGAACAACCTATTTAACTACGGAAAGGGCAACACTATTGACTTCACAAAAATCAATGGTCTTGTCGGTATCTTTGGTAAGAACTACTCAGGTAAGTCCTCTATCATTGACGCAGCCTTGTTTGGCCTTTTCAATACGACATCCAAAGGAGAAAGAAAGAATGTCCATATCATCAATCAAAACAAAGAAAGAGCTTCTTGTCGCCTCGAGATCGCTGTCGGCGATGATGTTTATAAAATTGCTCGAAGCCTCGAGAAAACAACCACAAAGTCTAAAGGCAGGGAAGTCCAGTCAGCGAAAACTGACCTAGATTTCACAAAGTACAACTTTGGAACTCAAGCGGAGTCCAAGAACGGCGACACCCGCAACAAGACTGATGAGAACATTCGCAAGACATTCGGTACCCTTGAAGACTTCATGATGACGTCCTTGGCGGCACAGAATGATTCTTTCGGCTTTGTCAACGAAGGTTCGACAAAACGTAAGGAGATCCTTGCGAAGTTCCTCGATCTACAGATCTTTGATCAAATGCACAAACTCGCTAAGTCAGACTCATCAGAGATGCGAGGTGTTATCAAGCACCTCAATTCTGTTGATTGGGAAAAGAAGTTGGCAAGAGCCAATGACGAATTCCAAGAGATCCTCGAGGATATCACACAGCAACAGAACCTATGCGAAAAACACAAGAACAGATTGACCGAACTCGAAGATGAGCAATCTTTCATTCAAGATCAAGTTGAAGCAGCATCTCAAAAAGAGATTGATGTAGATGATGTTAAATCATTGCTCTCAAAGGCTCGTAAATCGCTCTCAAGCAATTCTAAAGAGATGGATAGGCTATCTACCGAGATCGCTACAAAACGCTCTACAATTGAAAATTTGACGCTTAGATTACCATCTTTGCTTGAAGAGTCGACCACTGCACAAGAAGAACTTGATGCTTTGGAGATTATCAAGTCAAATATGAGAGAGACTCAAAAGTCTGTTGACAAGGCAAAGCGAGAGAAGTCAAGGCTTCAATCAAAGATCGACATGCTTCATGACCACGAGTACGACCCGAACTGTAGATTCTGTTGCGACAACGAGTTTGTAAAGAAAGCTGAGGAAGCAAAAGTTACAATCGTAGACATACAGAAGGACATAGAGAATCTTAATTCCGTAATGCTTGATTTGAAAATGAAAGCGTCGTTGATCAACGAAGTTTATTCGGAAGCAGTTGTGCGAGACTACGAAGTTCAGCGAGACACTCTTGCTAAAGAACAATCAGAAGTTCGTAACATGTCTCTGCAGTGGGAGAACTGTGAAGGTAAGGTATCTCTGATGGAGCGACGTATCCAAGATTACGAAGCAGACATCGCATACTACAACGATAACATCGAAGCGTATGAGAACCTTACGTCATTACGTCGAGACCTACAGGCAATTAATAAAACTGTATCCTTGAAAGCAGATCAAATCAAGAAGTGCGAAGGTAAAGTTCTTGAGTACATGTCGGAGAAGGGATCTGCTAAGAGAACTATCGAAGAAGCAGAGGAGCGCATACAACAAATTAAAGCAGCAGAGAGAGACTACATAGCATACGACTTGTTTGTGCAGGCCACACATGCTAACGGTATCTCTTACGAGGTGATCAAGTCAATGATGCCCGTCATCAATGCAGAGATTCAAAAGATCCTATCATCAATCGTAGACTTCGAAGTATTCTTTGACAATGACGGAGACAAGTTGGAAGTATACCTACAACACCCGAAGTATGACCCTAGACCTATGTCGATGGGATCCGGTGCTGAGAAGACAATTGCTTCTATGGCTATCCGTCTTGCTCTTATATCCGTATCATCTTTGCCTAAGCCATCATGGTTTATTCTTGATGAGCCGGCGACAGCATTAGACGCTGAGCACATGGAAGGCTTCACAAGACTATTGCAGATGATCAAGGCTCAATTCAAGACCGTACTGTTGATTACTCACCTAGATTCTCTCAAGGATGTGGTCGACAAAACAATTGAGATCGATAAAGTCGATGGATACGCACACGTCAATTTGTAGATAGTTGAACTATTTAGAGCATTCTTTTGGAGGATTTATTATGGAAAATGAAGACAAAGGGATGCTCGATTGTGTTCAAGAGAAACTTATCTCTCGGAAACTTTTAGTATTCGCAGTAGCAACTGCCTTAATGTACTTCTCAGACTTGAATTCTGATACGTGGGGCATGATTGCTATAACTTACATCGGTGGCCAAACTGCGATCGATTTCGCCAAAGCTTGGAGGAATGGGTAATGTGGGATTGGATTAAAGATAAGTGGGAGCTTGTGGCTTCCGGAATCGTTGTATTGACGGTTTTTATTCTTGGTCGCAAAAAACAAGTTGCTGCCGAGGAGATGGTAGAGGGTATTATTGAAATAAAGAAAAAGGAAGCAGAAGCCGTCAAAAAGATAGCAGGACAAGAAAGATTACAAAAGGCTCTTGCTAGGAAGAAATATTCAGAATCAAAATTAGCCTTGATAAAACAAAGAGCTACCGCTCAAAGCGATTTAGAAAAAGAAACAATCGAAAGAAAAATTCAACTCATTGAATTGGCTAAAGAAAATCCAGATGAGATCGACAAGATCTTGCTGGAAGAGTTTAACATCGCGAAGCTAAAATGATTTGGCTTCTCACCGCACTATCACTTGCTGAGCCGCTGATGACTCCTTTGTCCGAAGGAGAGGCGGCTCCTTTTGCTGGTAGACTATTCAATGACGAAGCTGTTGTTTCAATAATCACAATGAAAGAGTTTGCAGAATCTCAGTGTACAATCAACTCCGCTCTTGATTTTTCTCTTCAACTTGCGGAAAAACAGCACCAAATTGACTATTTAGACATTGAAAAGCAAGCTTTGCAAGCGAAGTACGATGCGATGGTAGAGATCAAGGATGAAGAGATTGAGACCCTAAGAAGATACTCAAACACAAAGAGATCTTCGTGGGCATTCTTTGGAGGATTTGCTCTCGGTACCACAGCGTCATTACTGACCTATTATGCTGTTAACAAAATAGATGTGAGTGTTCAATGAGTAAAGATCCAAATTATGCAATTAAAGTAGAAAAGGCGATCGCCGAAAAGTATGGACAAGAAGCAGTTGTGAACCCCAAGTCGCAATGGGATGACGATAAGGAAGAACAGTACCTTAGTGAACTAAAGTCCAACTATCGACACGATAAATCCGAGAGCGAGAAAGAAGACTTGGATGGGGTTTTAATCTCAAAAGAACTACTTAATAGAGAATCAAAGCGTTCATGTCCGACATGCAACACGTATTCATTCAAATCCGTCGATGATTTATATATGACGAAATTTGGTTGTTGCAACAAGTGTTATATTCAGTGGGTTGAAGGGCGAGAAGAAAGATGGAAATCAGGTTGGAGACCAAACAAATGAAACTCAATAAACAAACATTAAAAAGAATTATTAAAGAAGAACTTGAAGCTATTATGAATGAGTCAGATCGTTTTCAAGGACAAATTCCACAAGAGCTGTGGTCCATAAGTGATTACGAAGATGCTCGAGACGAAGGAATGCTTAGTCGCCTTAGTAGCTACAGCGACGAAGAGCTTCAAATGAAAATTGAACAACTTAAAGAAGAGATTGCTGAAGAAGATCCGTATGATAATTATGATTCCACAATTGCTCCGAAAGAAGCATTGATCAACTTTATTCAGGACATCTTACAAGGGAGATAACAAATGAGCAAAGAAACATTAGAAATTATTGAAGGACTCGCACAAGCTGCTGCTAACGGGTCATATGACGGAGCTCAACACATGGAGAACTATTCTCTCGATGGGCAGATTCGCAACATCGGACTTAAGCGAGAAGAAGGAATTCCTCTTCTTGATAAGCGTTGCATTGACGGATTCAAGGTCAAGTTCTATGGAGACTCTATGATCATCAACTATCAATCTGATGTTAGAATGAAGGAACTCAAAGACAACGGTTTTGAAAACGACATCGTTCGCACAATCAACGAAGTAAAGAAGTTCTTGCAAAAAGAGTATAAAGCTGTAACAGGCAAGTCTGTATCATTAACCGCTAAAGGTGATCCACAAATTATTGTACAAACAACCTCTCGCGTACGTACATTTGTACAAGCGTACCAACACTACAAGATTGGCGGTCTCAAGATGGATCAAATTGTTGCTCCATCCGAAGATACCACTCGAGATATCACAAAAAAGTTCTTAGAGGCTGCAAAAGCTAAACGACCTCAAAATGAATATATCAAGCCATCGGATAACCAGAAAAAATAGGGGAGTAAATGAAACTCACCAAAAATGAAATCGTCAAAGAACTTGTAAAGTGCGGAAAAGATCCTCAATACTTCATCGACAACTATTGTAAGATCTCGCACCCTATGCATGGCCAAATTCCTTTTAAGACTTATGACTATCAGAAGGAGATGCTCAAGAACTTTAACGATTATCGTTTTAATGTAATTTTAAAAGCAAGGCAGCTCGGGATCTCAACTATCTCGGCTGCTTATGTTGCTTGGTTCATGTTGTTTCATCGAGAAAAGAACGTTCTCGTTATCGCAACCAAACTATCCACAGCAACAAACCTTGTAAAGAAGGTAAAGATGATCTTCCGCAACCTCCCACAATGGATGTTAATTGCGAAGATCTCAGTTGACAACAAACAGTCATTCGAATTAACAAATGGCTCTCAAGTAAAAGCTGGAACCACATCAGGAGATGCTGGTCGTTCGGAAGCTTTATCATTGCTCATTATAGACGAGGCAGCGTTCGTTGACGGCCTCGAAGAGCTTTGGACGGGTCTTTACCCTACTTTGTCTACAGGAGGGCGCTGTATCGCTCTCAGCACCCCTAACGGCGTTGGAAATTGGTTCCACAAAACCTATACGGAATCTGAGAACTCGATGAACGATTTCTTTCCAACAAAACTAAACTGGGATGTCCACCCAGACCGAGACGATGAATGGTTCGAGAAAGAAACTAGAAACATGTCCAAACGACAGATCGCACAGGAGCTGGAGTGTTCCTTCAATGCGTCTGGTGAGACCGTAATAAACCCAGAGGACCTTCAACGTCTTCACGAAAACATTACTGCACCCGTTTATAAAACCGGATACGATCGCAACTATTGGATCTGGGAGCGGTACGAAGAAGGTGCGCCGTACCTATTGGTGGCTGATGTTGCGCGTGGAGATGGAGCTGACTTTAGCTGCTTTCATGTGTTGAGAGTTGATAATATGTCCGTAGTTGCTGAGTACCAAGGCAAGCCAGACCTCGATATGTATGCCGACATATTGTACTCTGCTGGTAATGAATATGGCTCATGTCTATTGGTTGTTGAGAACAACGGTATTGGTATCGCAGTCCTCGAGAAACTAAAAGACATGAATTACAAAAAGATCTACTACTCGATCAAGTCAACTCACGAATATGTGGAGTCATATTTGGCGGAAGGTGACGACCGAGCAGTGCTTGGCTTTACGACATCTACCAAAACGAGACCGCTAATTGTAGCTAAATTGGAGGAGTACGTTAGAAACAAACTAATTAATATACACTCCAATCGTGTTTTTCACGAACTAAAAACTTTTATTTGGCACAACGGCAAGCCACAAGCAATGCGATCTTACAATGATGATTTGGTTATGTCCCTAGCAATAGCATGTTGGGTTCGAGACACAGCCCTCTCAGAAAACGAAAGAGACATGGCTTACAAGAAGGCGATGCTTGGTGGTTTGATGAAGTCAACAACAACGATGAACACTCAAATCAAAGGTCAAAAAATCTACAAGGAAACGTTCGAGGAAAAATACGAGGAGGAAATAAAAAAAGCAAAAGAATTTTTGTGGATATACAAAGGATAGAAAATGGCTCGTAACGATAGAAACCCGAATAATAATCAAAATGATTTATTTAAAGCTTTAACAAGAATGTTCTCGGGGCCTATGACCCAACGACGAACACAGTCTGGTCGACAACTACGACGACGCCATCTTGATATTTATGCGAAGCGCTTTAGATCAGCTTCCGGACAACAATTCAAGAAGTCAGAATACAACCCAATGAACGTCATGGCTTTGAACATGATTTCAAACAGAAACCGTTCAGAGCGTTATGTCGACTTCGACCAAATGGAATTCACACCAGAGATCGCATCTTCTCTCGACATCTATGCAGACGAGATGACGACTCACTCAGCATTGACTCCAATGCTTCACGTCAAATGCCCCAATGATGAGATCAAGTATCTCCTTCATTCTCTCTACTACAACACCATGAATGTAGAGCACAACCTTTTTGGCTGGGCAAGAACGATGTGTAAATACGGAGACATGTTTTTATACTTGGACCTTGACGAAGAGAAGGGTCTACAAAACTGTATTGGCTTGCCTCCGCAAGAAGTCGAGAGACTTGAAGGAGAAGATCCAACAAATCCAAATTACGTCCAGTTCCAATGGAACAACGCTGGGCTTACATTAGAGAATTGGCAAATGGCTCACTTTAGAATTCTCGGACACGACAAGCATGCTCCTTATGGAACATCCGTTTTAGAGCCCTCCAGACGCATCTGGAGACAACTTACGCTGCTCGAAGACGCAATGATGGCCTATCGTATTACAAGGTCACCAGAGCGCCGTCTGTTTAAGATTGACGTTGGAGGTATCGCACCACAGGATGTTGAGCAATATATGCAAAAAGTCATGACTCAAATGAAGCGTCACCAAGTTGTAGATCCTACCACAGGACGCGTAGATTTGCGTTACAACCCGCTTTCGATTGAAGAGGATTACTTTGTACCAATTAGAGGCGGACAGTCCTCAACGGACATTACCAGCCTTCCAGGAGGGCAATTCACAGCACAGATCGAAGATGTGAAATATCTCCGAGACAAATTATTCTCAGCATTGAAAGTTCCACAATCATACTTGTCAATGGGGGAAGGGTCTACTGAAGACAAGACAACTCTCGCACAAAAGGACATCCGATTCGCTAGAACTATCCAAAGACTCCAACGTGTGTTAATCTCTGAATTAGAAAAGATTGGAATCGTACATCTCTATACTCTCGGGTATCGTGGAGACGACCTTCTTAATTTCAAACTGTCTCTCAACAATCCATCTAAGATTGCTGAAATGCAAGAGCTTGAGCACTGGAAGACAAAGTTCGATATCGCTGGTGCTGCGACTGAAGGATACTTCTCTCGACGTTGGGTATCTGAGAACTTGCTTGGCTTGTCTCAAGATGAATACCTCAGAATGCAAAGAGAGATGTTCTCCGACAAGAAGTTCATGACTGCTCTTGAAGCCGCTGCACAACCTCCTGAGGAAGGCGGCGGAGACGCTGGTGGAGGCCTCGGAGATCTTGGTGGAGGTGGAGACCTAGGCGGAGACTTAGGAGGCGATCTAGGTGGTGATTTGGACCTTGGTGGAGATGATGCTGGAGGAGATGCGCCTGATGCGTCTGCCGGAGGAGATGATGCCGATGATGGAGATCTCTTGGCTGAACCACCTGCGAAACGTGATGATGACTCGAAACGTCGAGGACCATACAAGAAGCACAAGATTTCATACCGTAAAGGTGGATTCTCAAAGCAAATGAAAAACCAAGCATTTAGCGGAGAGGTCCGAGGATCAACACCAAGAACAACCTTTCCGGGTAAAGTTGGTTTTGGAGGACTAGACTCATTAGCTCGAGGCATATACGAGGGCGATTCGAAAGAAGAAGAGAAACTATTTAACATTGACGCAGACATTAAGAACCTGCTAGAATCATTAAATAAAAAGGAAGATACAGATGAAACACAATAAGAAAAGAAATACCGCTTTTCTTTACGAATGTCTGATTCGTGAATTAACAAAAGCAATTATAAAAGAAGACAAACAAAAACAAACAAAAGTCAAGGGTCTTTTGCGTGAGTTTTTCTCAAAAGGAAAGGCTCTTGGTAAAGAGCTTGATTTGTATAAATCTCTGCTTGAGAGCAAAGAGCTCAATAAAGACTTCTCTCGCCGACTTATGGTCGAGACCAAAAAAGACTTTAATGAAATTGATCGTAAGATGGTATTCAATGAACAGACAGCTTTGATCAACAAGATCAACAAGGCACTTGGAAACAACACGTTTTCGAACTTTGTACCCAACTACAAAGACCTTGCAACAATCGGCCTGTATTTCCAAAACTCAAACCTTGGAGCAAAGAAAAGAATTATGCTCGAGGACAAAGTGGTAAGTTTTCTTACCAGATTAGATGAAAACCAGACAGAAATGAAGCCAGTTGACTCTCTAGAGTTTAAAATGTTTGTGAAGAGATTTAATGAAACATACGAGCACTCATTGTTGAGAGAGCAAAAAGATCTGCTTAGTAACTTCATCGTATCGTTCTCAGACAACGGTTTGGGACTCAAGTCCTTTCTAAATGATGAGATTGGTCGCCTTAAAGAAGCCGTTAGTTCACACATCGTAGAAGGATCAGAAACACCATTGAACGAAAATTTTAAAAAAGTTAGAGCAAAGCTGGATAGTTATGCAAGAACACCTATAAACTCAAAGATTGTGGAAGAAGTATTCTACATTCAAGATCTTTTAGCGGAGGTAAAGAGAAATGCCGATTAATGTTACAATAACTGGTGAAGAAGAAGTCGAAGAGACAGAAGGATCTACAATCAAAGTTAAGATCGTCAAAGCAGATTCTGGAGAGGTCCCTGATGATGGTGGAGTAAAGATAGAAGTTGTCGAGAAAGATAGAATCGAAGCAAAGCTAAAACTCAGATCAGCCATCAACGGCGACTTGATGATTATGGATCATAAAGATATCGACATCGTTATCAAACAAGGAGACAAGAAGATCGTTGCATTTGCAAAAGAAACCTTATCTGATTTGGTATATGGAGCAGAAGCCCGTTTACTTGAGTACTTAAGAAGAAACGGCTTAATCGAGATTGATTCTATCCAAGGTGGTAATATCTATGGGTCTCTAGAGGGCAAGTTACAAGAAGGAAAGAAGACTGTCGAAATTACACTTATGAAGATTTCTGAGTGGATGGAATCAGAAGAGCCAATGATGTCTGGTCGCACAGGATACGATGATATGCAAGATGACCATTTACTTTCACCAGACGGAGAGTTCTCCACAGAACTTGGAGAAGTACCTCACGAAGAAGAGAAGGGTTCAATCAGACAACACAACTTATTCGCACCATATATGTATGGGAGATACACCTATGAATAATCACAGACTTATAATGGAAGGCTGGAGGCAGTTCCTTAGCGAAGATACCGGCAATCAAGAGTCAGGCATCTTGACCGGAGGCATTCTTCAATACTTTACCAACATCATAAGAGAAATGATGGAAGATAAAAGAGTTGTAAACGCTGCGAGTCAACCATATCCGCCAAATAAAGAAGCATATCATGAGATTAAAAAAACAATGCCCGGATATGATGATTTTATAAAGCTTGCTGGGCCTGAATATATGTGGTTTACAAGGCACATGAACAAGTATATTAATAAATCTTCAAGTACAAAAAGGTACTTTAAAATCTTTAAATCTAGGTCAACCTTGTTTAAGAAATTAAAAAGTTTTAAACTAGAAGTCACCCAAGCAAATAGACGATCCTCTAGGTTTTATATAGGATCTACAGGCGGATCAATGAGCACAGATGGAACAGAGTTGACTATAAAAATAGAAGTAAGTGGCTTTATTGAGCCATGGAATACAAAAGATAATTTTTCATGGATGTATGACTTTAAGCACGTATTACAGGGAGTAACTCAACACGAAGTTGAGCACATAGCTCAGGGATTGCGCGGAGAGCCTATGCAAGACGTTTTAAACATGTCGTTTGTCGCAATAGGAGGGAAGCTTTCAGACAAATCTAAAGACCCCTTTGAGCTATTAGCTAGCCTTATAATGGACATAGCCTTCCAAAGAGACGACACCAAAGAGCGTAAAGAAAGAGTTCTCAAAAGATGGGAAAAATGGCTCAAAGCAATGCAGTATGTAATAGACAGCCAAAAAGGAAAAGACGCACAAGAAACAGTGCCTAGCAAGATAATAACGTACTACTCTCAAGAAATAGAACAGCATGCTTATGCTGTAGGATTTGTTAGAACAGCAAAATCTATAACGGCATCCAGGCTAAAACAACAACTTAAGAACGATTATCGATTCAAGAAAAAATGGTTTTCTATGTCAAAAGAAGATCGAAAAAAATGGAGATCAAACGAGAATACCAATAATTTTATCAACCAAGTTGATACTAAAATGAACTACCTTAGAAGAAAAGCTAGAGGCGAGAAGTACGAGAAGCAATTATTTGATACAATTTATCAATTAGATGCAATTATCAAAGATTATGCCGCCCGTCGTTTTGGAGGGATTTCGAGACCTTCAATAAACTTGCTAAACCCGGGACGACGTCTATGAACAATCACAGACTTATAATGGAAGGATGGAGAGATTTCTTTCGAGCACAAACAAGAGGTGGTTCGAACCCTTCAAACTTAACGCCAAACCGTAACTATGATAAGTTTACTCAAAAATATGACTACTTCTATTATAAAGTACCATACTTCACAGGCAGCGATAGATACAAGAAGCTAAAAACTACTAGTTTAGATGAATTGGCTCAAATCATTGATAAACATAGACTTGGCGAAGAGTTTTTGGTAAGACCAAACATGATGAGTTCGACTGGTGAATTTTATAGTTGGAAGAAGTTTAAATATTTAAATTCAAAAGTAGAAGAGATTAAGAAACAAAAAGAAGAGGCTGAACGTAAAGAAAGGGAAGCTCGAAGAGCTGCTATCGAAAAACAAAGGGGCAAGCCTTCTGCAGATTCGAAACTAGCTCTGGCGAGTATAAGCATGGATGATTCTATGACTCTAGTCCTATATCACACAGAAGTCATTGATAGTGATGGACTTCCGATGGTTATAGGGATGATATCCATAGCGACTATGTTTGGGCCCTGTATTCCAAACACACTTCAGGTAAAATTCGCAGCCGTTGCTGGAAAGTTTCAACGTCAAGGCTTTGGGTCGATATTGTATCGACTAGCCGCAGCTTATGCAAAACTTAATTTTAGAGACGGTGGGATATCATCAGATCATACGTCTGGAACGAGCATTGACGCAGAAAAGAGGTGGCTCGCTATCCGTTCAGATCCAGAGTTCTACAAGAGGACTACTCCTAGCGGTAGTGATGAGTTTGATTACACTGGTAATCGAACACCAGATGACAGGCAAGATGATTGCGAAGATTTTACAGATAGAGGTGCGGTCACATCTCATAGCTTTGGAGTCAATGACAAGTCTGTTGAGGTATACAAAGATCTCACACTTGCAGACGAGTATTTTCAAACTAATGGTAGATCATATAGGGCATCAGAACTTCACGATAAAGCGTTCCGAGTATTTGGAAAAAGCTATGCGAATAGGACGCGCACATGAACAATCACAAACTTATAATGGAAGGATGGCGAAAGTTCATCAATGAATCTCGAGCATCCGTGACCGAAATACAAGGAAAACCAATCAACATGTTTTTCTATTCTAGAAACTCTCCAGAGTTTAAAATAATTCTTTATATTATAGATGAAAAGCCTCGTGGTAGAAAACTTGCTAGAGTTATCGGAGGTATAGAGTGCATTGAGACCGAAGATCCTTGTATACCTAAAACATTGCAAGTCGGAACATCATATAGAGACTCTGACTTCGCCGGAATCGGACTTGGACCTCTTTTGTATGATCTAGCTTTTTTCATCTCACAATCTATGGGACATGGACTAACATCAGACCGACAGACCGGGTCCAAGAGTGGTGCTAGAAAGAGATGGTCTAAGATAGAATCGGATCCAAACTACGAGAAGCAAAAAACAAAAGCCGGTAACGAAAAGTTTGATTATTACAACGACACCCCCGATGATCTAGATGATGATTGCAGTTTGGATATTTTTGATCCTGACTCAAATGCAACAGATCATTCTTTCATCAAGAAAGATACCGGAAATACTCACGATGTACTCATGAAACTTGAAGCTAATCATATGGACTATTTAGATAGCATTGGCGACCCTTCAGCAGTACAAAGATTCTTAAAAAATCTTAAGAGTCAATCAAATGACCTTTTTAGCGATGAATACGATATGGCGAGTTATTGATATGAAATCTTACAAACTACACAAAAACTTTCGAAAGTTTCTTTTGAACGAAAGCGCACACTCAGAAGGGCTATGTCTTTACCATAAAGGTGATGGGGCCAACTATCAAAGAATAGTTATTTACAAACCAGCTTCCGATGAATCGCGACAGACCAGCAGGTTGTTCTTGGACACCGTTATAGTTGGTGCAATCTCATTTGAAAATACTAAAACAGCCACTTCCGAACCGTGTATCCCCGAGACATTTCAAATCAATACAGTTCACACACATAAGGACTATGAAGGTCAAGGCTTTCAAAAACTATTAATGGATTGCGCTTTTTATGTGTTGGGCAAAGAAGACAAAGGTTTGACCTCAGATCACGTCACCGGCACAAAACAAAAGGCGGAACGTGCATGGGACAAGATTGAAAAATCAGGCGAGTATGAGAAGAGAAAAACAAAAGACGGAAATGATGAGTTTGATTACATATCCCAAACGCAAGATCCGGACGATGATTGCGATATGCCGTTCAAATTTCCTTCAACTCACCATAGCTTTAAAAAGAAAAACCTATCAGACTCAAAAGCACAATATGAAAGCATGAAGTCTAATCACGAATCTTTTGTCAAGAAGTTGAAAAGGATGAAAGGTGCCTTTGAAAACATGTTAAGTAACAGATCTAAAGAAGATTTCAACGTAAGATATCGCGGACTTTAAATGGAAACACTCCACTTTATTCTTGCCGCTTACGGCATGACTTTTATTATTATACATGGAAAGATATTTGAAGACATCCGACCTTCAAAGGACTATACTAAAAAATGGAATACTTTATGGCATTGCCCTCTGTGTATGGGTTTTTGGGTTGGAGTCTTTATTTCATGTCTTTCTCCGTACACTGAACTATTTAGTTTCGAGCGTTCATTTGTGAATGCGTTCTTGCTTGGCTGTTTATCGGCTGGAACAAGTTATTTAATTTCGGTCTTGGTCGATGATTTCGGCCTAAGACTATCATCAAGATCAGGGGGTGAGCATGTTGGTGATTAAGCGTTGGGTTTTACAACCTGTCCGTCGCTGCTGCAGCGGATCCTAGCTCGGGCGGGTAGCGCCCGCCCACTTTTTTAAAATACTGGAGAACAATAATGAAAATTACAAATGAACAACTAAAACAAATTATTAAAGAAGAGCTGAATTCTGTTCTTAACGAAGGTGGAGTAGCATATTCTGGTGTTGTTCTTGATGAACCAAGCGTACAAGCCCTTAAGCAGGCAGCAGAGAAAATGGGAGTCCCTGAAGGATTCGTTTTTAATACAAAAGCTGGGGCTCCTTTGCCTCACCATATGACTATTGTACCGTTTAGTCCAATCGTTCACCCGAAAGGGAAGCATGATCTCAGTGCTGATTATCCAGTCGGCGGAGAAATACAATTAAAAGTTGTATCAATTGGAATGTCTGATAAAGCTATGGCTGCAATGGTTGAGCCACCAGCACCAATCCACAAGAAAGTAAAATTTCCACATGTTACTATTGCTATTCCGGAAGGCGGAAAACCATTTAACTCAAACAAGATTCCTCAAGAAAACTTTCAACCTATTGAACCGTTTATGATCAAAGGAGTCGTTGAAGAGGTCCCAAGCTAATGTCTAAAAAACTACTAAGAGAATATCATGCACTATGCCCAGACGGCATGTGTCAAGATCTATTGACCGAACGTGAAAAGCGAGAGATCAAAGAAGAGGGTGCAATGTACCTCACCGGTCGTATTCAAACTGCCGACAAGAAAAACGGCAACGGACGTAAATATCCAGAGAAAGTTCTTAAAAGAGAAATGAACAATTACATGACTATCGTCAACGACAATCGTGCATGCGGCGAACTTGATCACCCAGATGATTCAGTCATCAACCTTAAGAACGTATCTCACATGGTCACTAAGTGCTGGTGGGAAGGCAAAGACGTTATGGGCAAAATCAAAGTCCTTGATACTCCTTCTGGTCGTATCCTTAAGGATTTGATTAACGCTGGTGTGAAACTTGGAATCTCATCTCGAGGACTTGGATCAGTCAAAGAGTCAATGGGCGAAACCATTGTTGAAGATGACTTCCAACTTATTTGCTTTGATATCGTATCAGAGCCATCAACTCCCGATGCTTATGTATATCCCGGAGAAGGATCGAAGAAAGCATTCAAGTTCTCGACAAGATTGCGAGAACAAAAAGAAAATAATATTGACAATCTATTTAAGAAGATTCTTGGAGACTAAATGAACAAAGAACAATTAAAGAAAACCCTTAAGCCTCTCATCAAAGAGTGCATCAAAGAAGTTATATTCGAAGAAGGGGTTCTCTCTGGAATCATTTCCGAAGTTGTTAAAGGTACGGGCGGACAACGTATCGTCGAGACCCGACAACCTCAACAATATCAAAAACCACAAATTGATCACGAACTAGAAGAACGTAAAAGAAAAGAACGCCGACGAAAGATGCTTGACTCAATCGGTCGAGACTCATACAATGGCGTTGATTTGTTTGAAGGTACAACTGCATTATCAAACAGAGAGAGCGGTCGCTCATCAGGACCTAGTGGCTCAAAAGCTTTAGAGGGTGTATCTCCAAACGATCCCGGAGTTGATATTTCAGCTTTCGGATCAAGTTCGGCTATCTGGTCAAAATTAGCAAAGGGAAAATAATGGCTACCAATTACAAGATGAAGCCTCGCAAAGGCGAGAGCATGGAACGGTTTATTAAAAGATTTACCAAAAAATGTAAAAAACTTGGAATCATTCAAGAGATGAGAGACAAGAAGCACTTCACTTCTGACTCTGAGAAGAAACGACTCGCTCGTAAAAAATGGAGAGCGAACCTCAAGAAGAAGAAGCAATAACTATTTAGTCCTAAAGAGAGGGAAGAATTATGAGTTCAAATATTTATACCGCAGGATTAAACCATGTTGGATCTTACCAAGTAAGTGGAAAACCTTACCTAAGTGGCTCCAATATGCCGGGCGACCAAACAACATCGTTGAATTTTCAATTTCCATCTGTTTCTAAATCAATAACGGTTAAATCAAACTATGCGCACCCTATTCGTGTTCATTTTGCACCATTTTCAACAGGCGTATCGCCATTCGTAAAGGGCGCCACTACAAACAATAATTTTGTTACAATCGCAGCAAATGGTTCACAAACATTTGATGTAAAATGTAAGGAGATTTTTATCTCAAGCACAAATAATGCAGCAGGAACTACAAATGACGATGTTCAAATATACGCAGAACTTACTACAATTCCAGCGGAAAGAATGTTTAGTCTAGACAATGTAGAAGGAGTGGCGACCTAATGAGTTTTAATTATACAACCGGCCTCAACAACATGGGGTCGTTTCAAGTATCAGGCAGACCATGGCTCAAAAACGTAACAGGTTTGGCGGATGGAAGTACTCAATATATAAAGTTCCCAAATGTGACGAAGAAGATTAAGGTCAAAAATCACACTGGCTCTGGGGCTCTTAAGATTGGCTTTGCCGACAACGCTCGGAGAGGCTTTGATATGCCCGGAGCGACACCTGCCGATCGATTTGAGGGAACGTTTGCGTCTTCGGCTGCTTTTACAATATCTTTTTGGATAAAACCAACATCCTCAGCACTTCTAGCTAGGGTTATTGAACTCGACGGAGGTGCGGCAAACACAAGATTGCAAGGGACTGGCACTGGAGCTTTAAAGTTTTTTGTTGATGGCTTCAGCCTCAACAGCTCTAATGGTTTTATTATACTTAACGAGTGGGCCCAAATAACGATGGTGATAAATGATACAGACAACAAGGTTTATGTAAATGGAGAGTTAGCAGTGTCCAATGCCGGCAATGGGACCGGTGCTGGATCTTTCACGGGACTAACAATTGGTGCTGATACCGCAAACTATGATGATACTTATGACGACATGTACCTATTCAACACGGCCTTTACAGCAGCAGAGGTTGCTGAACTTTACTCTGCAGGAGCTTATTTTGACCCAAGAGACCACACACAAGCAGGCAATCTAACTTCTTGGTGGGCATTTGAAGACAATGCTTATAGAAATTATTTTACAACTGCCGATACGGCATCGACAATTAACGACCGTATTGGAAGCAATAACTTGACAAAAGTCGGTACAGGAACTGGTGTTTTCGTAAACGGAAGACAGCTAGATACTGCTGTAAACTCTCATTCAATTACAATCCCTGCGGGCGAAGAACTTGAGCTAAACGTAAAAACTAAGTCAATGTTTTTATTTGCCGATGGAGCCAATCAAGACTTTGATGTATACGCTTCCTTGACCAATGTACCGATCGAAAGAATGTATGATTTAACTGGAACGGGAATCGATGAGTAATGGCAAAAGAATTTGGATGGGCATATGTTGTAGGATCCCAAGCGTCGGGTCCTAAAGGCTCGATTCAACTATCGGGTGACTCAACTAAGTTGGATCACGATCCAAACTTGGTCTGGTCTGACGAGGACAACGCGCTTCTTATTTCCGGAAATATCATTGCTCACAACTTCGAGATTCAAAATCAAACCCAAACAGTTTTTCACTTTGAGGTTTCGGGATCATCAATATTTGGAGACACAGAAGACGATCTACACCAGTTCACAGGATCTCTAGACATCACAGGCAACGTTACCGCTGTAAAGTATTATGGTTGGGGTGGAGATCTCGATGGTGTACCTATCAACTATGCGACAAACTTTGCAGACAATCGAATCGTTACATCAGTTACTGGAGACACAGTTAACGCAGAAGAGAACCTCACCTTTGATGGCGCGATACTAAATGTGTCTGGTGATATAAATGCTATTGAGATTGACGCATCTCAATTCAGTGGTACGATCGGTCTGTTTGATGAACTAGAATCTGATGTGATGATCGCCAATGAACTAACCTCCTCAGCTCTTTCTTCATCTACAGCAATTGTTTCGAACTCAACCTTTGGAGATATTGTTCTCACAGGTAGGATCGTTGACGCAAACGGAAATGTAATCTTGGGAACGCCAACTGCTCAGTCCGAAGTCAACATCTCGAACACAAACTCTGGAGCCACAATATCCTCTACTAGTTTTAACTCGGTCAATTCTTCCAACGCTGTTGGTATGGACTTCGCCGTTATAAGCCAAGGCATAGAACTCGACACAAATGCATTCGTGGCCAAGGTTGCAGGAGTTGGAGTCGGAACGAATCAGCCAGCAAAGAAGATGGAAGTCTTCGACAACACTGGTGCACAACTAAGACTATCATCTCTTGGAGCGAACCAAATTATTAATGGCGGATTCTTATTCAATCCACTGAAGCATCACACCGACTTGGAGACCAATACAGAAGGAATGTTCTCAATTACTCCGACAGGGCAACGAGTTGGGATCAACAATGTTTCTCCCGAGCATGCATTGGATGTATCCGGAGATGCAAGGATAACGGGCAACCTTATCGTCTCGGGCACTTTATCAGCACGAGTCACAGACTTCGCAGTATCTGCAGACACTCTGACCTTTGGTGACGAATCCTCGGACTCAATCATCGTAAACGCTAAGACAATGTCTACTCCCAATGATCTTGAGATCAATAACATTCTTTTTGTCTCTGCATCAACAGTTGGTGTTGGATCATACTCCACAGCCAAATTTGGCGTAACATCTACATCAAACCAACTAGAGCTTGGAAATGGATCTGAGAGCCTATCTATAAGCGTCACAGATGCCTCCACAAGCATTTCTACAAACAATTCAAGTATAGACATAGGCAACAATACAAAAGTGCTTGGAGAGCTTATAGTGGGCTCTAATGGCGATATAGTTTTGAACAATGCAGGTCAACTATCTTCGTCCGTTTCAGTATCGTCACACACGGGTCACTTTACCAATATTACATCAAGCAACATTGCGAATGGTGATACAACGATATCCAATGACAATGTAAGCACCACCACTGTAGACGCAACAACCGTTAATACTTACTGGGTCAATGCGGATGTTATTGCTGGGCGACTCACAACTGGAAACCAAACTAATATTTATGCCTTGGGCACTTTGTCCTATCTGGATGTTGCGAACACAACTAAACTACAAGGAACATTGGCTGTTGGAACCAATAATGCTACTAGAAAGGTCGAGATCAAAGATGGCGAAGCCCAACTAAGACTTACAAACACAGTACCAGTATTTGGAATATCAGATTATACGTACGCAGATATGCATGTAAATGATAGTGGAGACCTTTCTATTGAACCATCATCCGGAAAGGTTTATATTCCTAGCTTGAACTTGGCTAACGTACCGGACGGTCATTCATCAAAAGTTCTATCAGTCGACGAGAATGGCAACATAATAAAGGTTATCAACCAACCCGGTATTGAAGTTAGAAATAGAATCGAGACAACAGCCAGTTACAACATGAAGACAGACGACTACTTCATCGCCCTTAAAGTAAACGAACACTCTGTAATTACTTTACCAGATGCCTCTGCTCTAGCGAATGGACAAATCTTTGTTCTAACAGATGAAATTGGATCTGCAGAAAACTACACACTAATCATAAGAGCGAGAGAAAATCAATTGATAGATGGCAAAATGGAAATTGTCTTGGTTTCCCCTCGATCATCTATAAGTATATACACTGATGGGCAGTCAAACTTCTTTATGTTCTAATCTCTATAACGTCGATGCTACCGAAAGAATAGAAGTTTTTTAAACTTTTTTTAACGTTTAGAAAGTTGTTTTCCAAACTAGTAAAAATTTATTTACTTTTCGCATCTTTCGGGTGTAGTTATGTGTACCCTTCGGACGACACAATTGTGTATTCCCGGGGGAATTGCTTTTGATACAATTGTTTGTATCAAAGGTCACATTATTTTACTATTATGGAGGAATAAATAATGGCTAAAAATTTTAATAATGGTGTAATCATATATGACGCTCAAGTTGAACGTTTTGATATGGTTGCTTTGCCTGCTGAGAACATTGAGTTCCCGCAAGGCGTAATGAAAAAATTGGATTACTTTTCTGACGAAGTTGCAATGCCTTTGGGTGTTTGGACTTGCGAAACTGGTCTTTTGGCTGGTGAAGAAAATAAATTGGCTCGTATGGGTCACGTTCAAGCACACGTAGACTTTACCGCTACCGGTTTTGCTGGTGCTACTTCAGATCGTGGACTTATCCGTTCTGAAATGGCTGCAGACAAGTCTGAACTTGCTGACTTGATTTCTGACGAAGAAACTCGTGCATTGGGCGTTGAAGCTGGTCTTCAAGGTCAAATCACTTCTAACGATTCTGATATCGCTACTAACGCTGCTGCAGTCTTGACCGAAAAAGGTCGTGCAGAAGGCGTAGAAGCAGGTCTTCGTGGTGACGTAGATCAAAACTCTGCTGATTTAGGTGCTGAGGTTTCTCGCGCACAAGCTGCTGAAGCTGGTCTTCAATCTTCAGTTGATGATAATGCTGCTGCAATCTTGACCGAAAAAGGTCGTGCAGAAGCTGCTGAACAAGCAAACGCTGCTGCAATTTCTTCTGAAGCTGGAACTGCTCGCGCTGCAGAACAAGCTAATGCTGCTGCAATTTCTTCTGAAGCTACAACTGCTCGTGCTGCCGAAGCTGCTCTTCAAGGTGATGTAGATCAAAACTCTGCAGACTTGGCTTCCGAAGTAACTCGTGCTACTGGTAAAGAAGCAGAGTTGGAAGGCGATATTGCTGCTGAACAATCTCGTGCTGAAGGTCAAGAAACTTTGATCCGTGGTGAATTCGCTGCTGCTGACGCTTCCCTTAAGGGCGAAATGCAAGCTGAGATCGATGCAGATGTACTTGTTGAAAAGACTCGTGCTGAAGCTGCAGAAGCTGGTCTTCAATCTTCTTTGAATACTGAAGCTGCTACTGCTCGTGCTGCTGAACAAGCAAACGCTGCTGCAATCACTGCAGAAAACGTTCGTGCTGAAGCTGCTGAAGGTTCTTTGGCTGATGCATTGCAAGATGAAGAAGATCGTGCACTTGCTGCTGAAGCAGGTCTCTCTGGTGAGATTGCAACTGAGAAGGGTCGTATCGATGCTATCTTGAATGCTTCTTCTGCTGATGCTGATTCATTCAAAGAAATCGTTGATTTGATCAACTCTGTTGATACTGAAAACGATGCTGCTTTTGCTTCTCACGTTTTGGATTTCAATGCTGCTAAGTCTGCTTTGGAGCAAGCTGATTCTGATGAACAAACTGCACGTATTGCTGCTGTTTCTGGTGTTCAATCTTCTTTGGATGCATACGTAGCTTCTAACGACGCTGCTCTTGCTGCTGAAGAAACTCGTGCTCTTGCTGCTGAAGTAGGCCTTCAATCTGGTTTGGATGCTGAAATTGCTTCTACCAACACTCGTTTTGGTTCTGCAACTTCTGATCGCGCTGCGATCCGTTCAGAGTTTGCTGCTGCAGATCAATCAATGGAAGATGCTTTCACTGCTGAAATCGACGCTCTTAAAGTTCAAGATGGTACTCACACTTCTGATATCGCTGCAAACGCAGCTGCAATCTCTGCAGAGACTTCTCGTGCTTCTACTGCAGAATCTGGCTTGGCTGCTGATATTCTTACCGAAAAGAATCGCGCTCTTGGTCAAGAAGCTGCAATCCGTGGTGAATTTGTTACTGCTGATGATGCTCTTAAGGCTGAGATGCAAGCTGAGATTGATGCAGATGTACTTGTAGAAAAAACTCGTGCTGAAGCTGCTGAGCTTGTATTGACTAACGCAGTTTCTGCTGAACAATCTGCTCGTGAAGCTGCTGTAAGTGCTGAAGCTCTTTCTCGTTCAAATGCTGATGATGCTTTGTCTGCAGATATCTTGACTGAAAAGACTCGTGCTGAAGGACAAGAAGCTGCTATTCGTGGCGAATTTGCTGCTGGTGATGTTTCAACATTGTCTTCTGCAAATGCTCACACTGATTCAGAAATCTCTACTTTGGAAGCTGCTGTTGAAGCTGCTGCTAATGCTGAGACTGCTGTTCGTGAAGGCGAAGAAGCTCGTATCGAAGGTAAGCATGATGACTATGTAGTTTCTAACAACGCTGCTTTGGCTTCTGAAATTTCTCGAGCACAAGCTGCTGAACTTGTAAACACTAACGCTATTTCTGCTGAACAACAACGTGCTGAAGCTGCAGAAGAGTCTTTGGCTGATGCATTGCAAGCTGAAGAAGATGCTCGTATTGCCGCAGTTTCTGCTGAAAATACTGCTATGCTTGCTGCTGTTGCTGGTGTTCAAGCTGGTTTGGATGCAGAAATTGCTGCTACAAACGCTGACTTCATTTCTGCTGGTGCTGGTCGTGATGCAATCGCTGCAGATTTGGTTTCTGAAATTGCTCGTGCACAAGCTGCTGAAGCTCAAGCTCTAGTTGACGCTAAGGCTTATACTGATGCTGAAATCACTTCATTGGAAAATTCTTTCACTGCTGCTCTTGATGCAGAGATCGCTGCTACTAATGCTGATTTCGTAGCTGCAGAACAAGCTCGTATCGGTATGAACACTCAGTTGACTGCTGATATCGCTACTGCTAAAGGTGAAGCTATTGCTCACACTGACGCTGCTGTTGCAAGTCTTGTAGATTCTGCACCTGCATTGTTGGATACATTGAATGAATTGGCTGCTGCAATCGGTGACGATGAAAACTTCGCTGCTACTGTTGCTGGTGATATCGCTACTGCTAAGACTGAACTTGAAGGTCAAGTTGACGCTGTTGAAGCATCTTTGTCTGCGCACGAAGCTGCTAACGTAGTATCTTTTGGCGATGCATCTACTGATCGTGCTGCTATCCGCTCTGAGTTGGCTTCTGAGAAGTCTACACTTCAAGGTGAAATGGCTGCTGCTGATGCTGTTGTAACTGCTGCATTCCAAGCTGCTGACTCTGCGATGGAAGCTTCTTTCTTGGCTGATATGACTGAGTTGGAAGGTGATCTTGAAGACGAAGTTGCTGCTCGTGCTGCTGGTGAGATTGCTATAACTGCTTCATTTGAAGCTGCGGATGATGCTCTTCAAGTTGCTTTTGAGGCTGCTGATACTACGATTTCTAGTAACTTAACTAGCGAAATCGCTCGTGCGACTGCAAAAGAGAACGAACTCGAAGCTAAGCAAGTTAAAATGATTGATGGCGAAGTAAAAGTTAGCTTTATCACTAATGCTGTTGCTTCTGCTTCATTGACTTTGACTGCTGATGATCCACTTTATATCATTCAAAACAATGGTGCGGATTCACTTGCTGTACTCCCAGTTCTTTCACCAAACTACAAAGTAACAGTTTCTTTGGCTGCTGCTTCTACTGAAGCGATGGAATTCACTGCTCCTGCAGGTAAGACTATCGATGGCGAAGGTGATGGTAAAGTTAAGTTGTTCCCAGGATCTTCTGTTACTTTCATTGAGCACGGTGATGTATACTACATGATGTAATAACATCTTGAGCTAATCCTCAATGCTATTGAGCATTGCTCACATTGGCCCCGAGGAGAAATCTTCGGGGCCTTTTTTACAGACACTTATTAATAATGGAGGAAATAAAATGTCTATGAAATTAAATAAATCTAATGCCGGTTTAACTGAACCTGATAATGGAAGTGTCGGCATCCTAAGCGAAGGCGACTCTGCCGGTGCTAGTGCACTTATTGTCGTTGGTTTTGCTGAAATTGAAGTTTGGGGAGAAAAGTCGATCAACGACGGAAATGGATATTGGCTAATTGATACAGTCCAAGGCAACGGCTTCAATGATGCGGTTGACCAGGGCATGTCCCCGCAAGACACTCTTACCGTAAATTTGGCGGATTGGGTCGATATATTCTTTGTATCTAAATCTGGACAAGAAGAATCAGTTAGATACTTTTTTGTTGAAGATGCTGTTATCGCACCAAATATTTTGCCGGGTCATCAGACAGAAGCCTTAAAACTTGAAGATGTATCTGATGTTCCAGCGTTTACCCAAGCAGATGCAGGGAAGATTCTTTCTGTGAATGATCAAGGAAACTTAGCTTGGATTGCTAGATAAGGAGATCTAAAAATGAAAAAATCTAAATTATTAAGAAAAATAGCATACCCAGCTATACCTCAATATGCAGATGGGTTTGTTCCCCCTGCAGATCATACTTTCAAAATGTCGGTTAATCTTCGTGGAGTTAGCATAAAAATCTACGGTTTCGACGGAAGTAGTTGGACCATGATTCACGACACAGATGGCGTTATTAGTGATTTTATCGCAGACGTAATTTATCAAAAGTATTACTTTGAATCAAAAACAGGATCACAACAAACCGTTCGAGTTTCTTTTTTGTCTTCAGAGAATGTAGAAGATGTTCATAGTTTTGACTTAGCCGTCACAGACAATACTAGAAAATTATATCACTTCGATGATGTCCCTGTTTATCGTAGTGATGATGAAGGTAGATTTTTAACGATCATGTCTGATGGAACATTAAGATGGCTTACTGAAGGAGACTCTTATATTGTTGAATCTGAAGGTGAAGAAGGTGAAGAAGGTGAAGGTGGTAATGGCGGCGGTGGTGGAGGCCAAGTAATTTCTGGTACTTTCATCGAAGAACTACCAACTGCTGCTAGTAATTTGTTCAAGAGCGCTACCATAACAAATGGAATCTTCTCGCAGACCGATTCTTCGTTTGCTAATCGTGGTGCAACAAAGGTAGATTTGAACATCGAAGGACTCATGAATTATTCTGGTAATTCTATAGATCCTAAAGAGTTCACTCTATCTTTCTGGGTTGCTGCGGAGTCGGAGCTCAGCACCGGCCACAACTACTTTGGAGGTCGCTTTAACAGCAACAAAGAACTTAGGCTCGCTGCGGGTAAAACAAGTGATGGGTTCCTACAATTCCACCCGATCATTGGAAACTTGTGGACAGGTACTCCACAAGCCAAGTCTAGTATTCCTTTCGCGCTTGGACAATTTCAACATTGCGCCATAACTTATGGCTTGAGTCCAGGTTACACTGATAAATACGATCTAAAAATATTCATCGATGGTGTAAAGGGCGGAGAAGCTTTGCAAAAATCTTTCCATGTTCTTGACAAATTAAATGGAAATGTCTGGTTTGGACTTGGAAGATCTTCCTATGGATCTTCTTACAATGGTCTAGGAGGACAGTTCTCCCTTGACTCTGTACAAATCGCCCATGGTGCTTTGACTGAATCTCAGGTTGCTGCTATTGCTGCTCAATCTGATCGCCAGATGTCTATTCAAACAGCTGCTTTGCAATAATTTCAGTTAATTCTATCTGAATAGATGCCCTCGTGCCTTTGGTGTGGGGGTTTTTTCTTTTTAAGCCTTCTTTTGTACTTTAAAATCTATTTACACTATTTATTGGAGAAAAACAAATATGGGAGATGATTTAATGTCCAACATGCTAGAACAGGCAATTGCCGATGCCGCCGCACTTAGAGAGCAAGCGATTAAAAATGCAGAACAATCAGTTCTTGACAAGTACTCGAAGCAAATCAAAGAAGCGGTTGATCAAATGCTTGAAATGGATGGTGCTACAACACGAGCAGAAGAAATGATTGCCGAAGCAGAAGATGAAATCATGCAAGAAGAAGAAGCTGCAGGGATGGGTGGAGCTGCACCAGCTGGTGAATCAGCAACCATCGAAGCTCCAGGCGCTTATGATTCTCGACCAGGCTCAGAAGATGTATACGTCAAAATGTCTGCAATGCTTGATAATCTTCCATTTGATGAAAACGATGAAATTGAACTTGACTTCGGAGATCTTGATCCCGAACCACTTGACCTCTCACAAGACGCAGAAGGCGCTACAGACGACCTTGGTGGCTTAGATATGGGCACACCTGACGATGCTGCTGGAGACGATCTGGGTGGAGATTTGGACCTCGGAGGAGATGATGCGGGTGGAGATGATGACCTCGACCTTCAACTGCAAGAAGTCCTCAGTATGCTTGAAGAAGAAGACGAAGCTCTTGAAGAAGCCATGCACATCGATCAGGATCCTGAACTTGCTGCTCTCGGAGGAGTGTGGAGACACAACCGATCAAGAGAAAAATTCAATGCAGATATGGCCGAAGTTCTTTACGACGAAGACTCAGAAGAAGAGTCCGAAGACGTAAACGAAGAATTAATGGGTCAAGTTAACGAACTACACGAGACAGTAGATTCTCTGACGCAACAAAACTCACAATTAGAGCGCGTCCTTACCAAGTTGGAAGTCCACCTTGAGGAGTCTTTATTGTCAAACGCAAAACTTTTATATCAAAACCGCACACTAGCTGATGCCTCCCTGAATGAGCGACAAAAATCTAAAATTGTCGAAGCCATTGCTAATGCGGAGTCTCCGAAGGAAGCTAAAAAACTTCATGAGACGCTCAAAGCTACAGTGGGATCGACGCCTAACAGCAAAAGAGATCCACAATCACTTAGCGAGTCCGTCAATCGACGTTCGAACTTAAGTTCTATGTTGAATTCGAGACAAAACATTAACGAAAGCAAGCAAAGCGCTGACCCATTCTTGGCGAAGATGCAGAAGCTTGCAGGCATAAAAAAATAATTTAAGGAGATTTTACAATGTCTATTATCGAAACTCTTACAGAAGGGATGGTTAACCGCAACTTGCAACAAGAAGGTGCCGCTCTTTTGAACAAGTGGACCGCAACCGGTCTTCTTGAAGGCTTGTCTAGCGACAATGACAAGCACAACATGGCTCGTTTGCTTGAAAACCAAGCAAGAGAATTACTTCGTGAGTCTAGTGGAATGGGAGCAGCTGGATCTGTTGAAGGTTTTGCCGCTGTTGCTTTCCCAATCGTTCGTCGTGTATTCGCCGGATTGATTGCTAACGACTTGGTTTCTGTTCAACCAATGTCTCTTCCATCTGGATTGATCTTCTTCATGGACTTCACATTCTCAGGTAACCTTGGGAACCAAGCCAATGACGTCAACTCTCGCTTTGGTAACGCAAAGGACACTTCTATTTACGGTACCGCTCAAACTGGTTCTGGTGTTATTGGTGGTGTCGATCTTGTTGATTCTACTTTTGGATCTGATCTTTCTGGTCCAGGTCGTGGTGGTTCAACTGGTTATGCTTATGCATCTCCAACAACTGGATCTAATGCTTTGGATTCTTCTGGTAATAATGCTAAAATGAAAACAACTTTCGTCCTAGATGGAGCAGTTAGCGAAGCTAATGCTAAACTCTTAGAATACGACGTAGATCTGTTGTCTAAGACTGACGGAACTTTGAGTGTTATCGTGGTTGAAATTGACGAAGATGCACTTCCAAACGCTGACTTTGATAACTTGTCCGCTATTTCTATCTTGGATCTCGCGGGACACACTAGTTTGACCACTCCTTTGATGCCGGCATTGAACAGCATCCTTGGTGTTGCTTGTACAGATTCTAACTCAGAACAAGTTCGTCGTTTGACTCGTAAAATTACAGCTGCAGAAGCTTCATATGGTAATGCGAAAGATGGTGTTAGACTTATCATTGTTACTCAAGGAACTTGTACACTAACCACAGCAGCCAATCTTGGCGCTGGTGTTACCAAAGACAACATCGAATATCCAGTTAAAGATACTGCTACTTCTGCTGGAACTGGTGGCGCAATCGACACATTCTCAATGGTACTTGAAGGATCTGAAGATATTCCTGAGATCGACATCAAGGTTGACTCAACCGCTATCACAGCACAAACCAAGAAGTTGAAAGCAAAGTGGACTCCAGAATTGGGTCAAGACTTGAACGCTTACCACAACTTGGATGCTGAGGTTGAATTGACTTCTATCCTTTCTGAGCAAATCGCTCTAGAATTGGATCGTGAAATCTTGGCTGACCTTGTAAATGGCGCAACTGCTGCGACTTACTACTGGTCTCGTTCACCTGGTTTGTTTGTTGATCGCTTGACTGGTGCTGAACTTGGTGCAACTTCTGCTGCTCCTGACTTCACTGGTACTGTATCTGAATGGTACGAAACTTTGATCGAAACTATCAACGACGTTTCTGCACAAATCCATCGTAAGACTTTGCGTGGTGGTGCTAACTTCGTAGTTGTTTCTCCTGAAGTTGCAAACATCTTGGAATTCACTGCTGGTTTCCGTGCGAACGTTACTGCTGACGCTGATAAAGGCGACATCGGTGCAGTTAAGGCTGGTTCTTTGAACCGTAAATTCGACATCATTGTTGATCCTTACTTCCCACGTAACGCTATCTTGGTTGGACGTAAAGGTAATTCTTTCCTTGAGTCTGGTTATGTATATGCACCATACGTGCCTCTGCAAACAACTCCTACCATCTTTGGACCAGAAGACTTCGTTCCTCGCAAAGGTGTTATGACTCGTTACGCTAAGAAAATGGTTCGTCCTGATATGTACGGTCTTGTTATCGTTCGTGGATTGTTGGGTGAATCTGGTTCCTAATTCGCAACTTTCATCTTGAAAGTTAGAATGCTAACAAAAAGAGACCCTCGGACTTCGGTTCGGGGGTTTTCTATTTTTAAAGACTATTTACTATGAAAACGGGCTCATAGCCCATGAACTTTATTATACTTAAGGAGATTATATTATGGCTAAAGTTGGAAGAGCGGCAAGAGTCGCAAGTCGTCAAAGAGTAGAGGCTATTTCAGCCGATAAAACAATTGCTTCAGCAGAAACTGGGGAGCTTTATTTTGTTAATGCTAATGCCGGAAACATTGTAGTTACTTTACCAGCTGCTCAAGATGGCGCTTATTTTAAATTTATCTTATCTGCCGACAATGGCGGTGGAACTACATTCACAATTCAATCTGCTGACGTAGATGTTGATGGGATGCTGATTCGAATTGATACAGCTGATCATTCTGGTGCTGGAGTAGACAAAGGCAACAGCAGCGACAAGAAAGTAGTTTTTGGAAATGCTGCTTCTGCTGGTTCATACGTAGAGATTTATTGCGACGGATCAGAATGGTTTGCTCACGGGATTGCTCACGATGGTTCCCTTACATTTGCTGCTTAACAAGAGGTGATTAATGGGTCGTAGATCAAAAAGAAAAAAGCTTCTATTACGCAAACACCGTCTTTTGGGGATCGAGTTAGATCCCCAAGAGGCTCGTCGTGTAGGGCTTGGTCATATTATTGACGAACAAGAAAGAATTAAAGCCGAAGCTGCAGAAGCAATCAAAGAAGTCGTTGAGACAATTGAAGAGGTCGCAGAAGCAGTTGGGGAAACAATCGAAGAAGCCGTCGAAGAGGTCAAAGAAGTTGCGAAGAAAACTAAGAAGACCGCTAAGAAAGTAGCTGAGGTTGTTGAAGAAGCAGTAGAAGAAGCATTTGAAACTGCTGCGGATATCGTTGAAGAAACAAAAGAAGCTGTCGAAGAAGTAAAGAAAAAGAAGACAACTCGCAGACGTTCTAGAAAATCTTCAACAAAGTAAAATAATTAAGTTTCATTTTAACCTCCTTTCCTTCGAATGCCTTAGCATTCGGAGGTTTACTTTAATTTAAACTATTTAGA